TTCTGGAGATCAAGCACAAGGAACTAGTTTTCAAAGATTGTCGTCTGGTGGTGTTGGCAATGGTAATGATGAAAGTGTTAGTGGATATTTGCATTTATTTAATCCATCTTCTACAACTTTTGTAAAACATTTTATTAGTTCTAATAGCACATATCAAGATAATAACTCAGTAAATAATAATTATGTTTCTGGATACTTTAACACCACTAGTGCTATAGATGAAATACAATTTAAATTTGATAGCGGCAACATAGACGCTGGAGATATTTGCTTATACGGAATTTTATAATAAGGAGAAATAATGCCAAGATATCATAATATAAATGGTAACATAGTACAATTTACAGCTGAAGAAGAAGCAGCTAGAGATGCTGAAGAAAAAGCATGGGCAGATGGTGCTCTAGGAAGAGCACAAGCTAACCTTAGATCTAGAAGAAATAAACTGCTAGCTGAAACTGATTTTTATGCTTTGTCTGATGTTACAATGTCTGATGACATGAAAACATACAGGCAAGAACTTAGGGATTTACCTGCTGGTAAAGACACTGTCGAAAAATGTGATAATGCTACGTTTCCTACTAAGCCGTAATAATGGCTCGTAAGTTTAAAGCATACGTTGAAAGACCAAAACCTAAGAAAAGACCAAGAGTACATAAAAAAAATAAAAATAAATCTGAAAAAAGAATGTTTAAAAAATATAATAGACAGGGGAGATAATGGCAACACCAGATGAAGTAAAACTACAGAAAGGGTCGATAGCACCTACTCAGAAAGAACAAACAGGTAGTGCCAAAGCTGTTAGCCTTATCGAAAGTTTAGCAGCTGGTAAACCTAGTTTACCTACAGGCACAACTATATCACCACAATTACAAAATGTAAAATCACCAGAATTATTAACTGGAACTGCACTATCAGGACAAACAGCAGCAACAGGTTTATCTGCAGCAGTGCCTACAACAGCAGCAGCACCTACTATAGCAGGTCCTACACCAGGTTTAGCAGGTACACAAGTTACAGCTCCTACCCCTACAGCAGCAGCACAAACTACAGCTGCAACAGTTGCTGGTGCTACACCTACAGTGACAGCTGCACAAATGACAGGTCTTACAGCACCTGCACAAGCTGCAACAGGAACAGTAACTGCTGATGCAACTGTAAAAGGACAATTAGGTAAATTACAAACTGAAGTAGAACAAGCACTAGCATCAGGTAATCCATTACCTGTATGGGCTAGAGGGGCAGCAAAAGCAGCAGAAGCTGCTATGGCTAATAGAGGACTAAGTGCTAGCTCAATGGCTGCTGAAGCATTAGCTGAAGGTATTATGCAATCTGCTACACCTATAGCGGCAGCAGATGCTGCTACATATAAGCAGATGATATTTCAAAACTTGTCTAATAACCAACAAGCTAATATCACAAATGCACAGGCTTATCTTAAAATGGATATGGCTAACTTGTCTAATAAACAACAAGCCAATCTACAAAATATAAATACAAGACAAGCATTTTTATTATCAGACCAAGCAGCTGCTAACGTTGCAGCACAATTTAATGCTACAAGTCAAAATCAAGTTAATCAATTTTATGATAAGCTAAGTACAACTATTTCAGATCAAAATGCTGCTAGAACTGATGGTATGAATAAATTTGCAGAAGCAGAAAGAGCTAAAGCATCTGCATTAAATGCACAAAATACCATTGCAGTAAATGAAGCAAATGCAAAAAGAGAAGCTGCATTAAATCAATATAATGCAACTTTAGAAAATCAAAGACAACAATTTAATATTAATAATCAAAGAGAAATAGACCAATCAAATGTAGTTTGGAGAAGAGCTATTAATACAGCTAATACATCTGCAGTAAATGCAGCTAACCAAGCTAATGCACAAAATGTTTTAAATCTTTCTAACTGGGCACTATCATCATTATGGCAACAGTGGAGAGATGAAGCATCTTGGGTAAATACATCTTCAGAAAATGCTAATAATAGAAATCATAACTTAGCTATGGCAGCTATGGAAAGATCTACAGCATTTGAATTACAAGATCAAAAATCTAAAGATGCATTATATCAAATGATTGGAAAATTTGGATTTAATTTATAGGAGTATAAATGCTAAAAGACTTATTTAAAAATGGAATTAAAGCAGCTACAACATGGGTAGGAAGCACACTAGGTGGACCTACAGGTGCTGCTATAGGAAGTAAAGTTGGAGAATCATTAGGTAGTGCTTTATTTGATAGAAAATCTCAAGGTGGTGGTGGAGGAGATTTAGATATAATAGATACAGGAGTAACCATGCCACAATTTGGTGGTAGAATGCAAGCCTTTAAACCAAGCTATGGTAGAACTGGTAAAGGATATGCTGAAGTAGTAAATTTTGCCACATTAAATTCTGCATGGGATGCAAGACTTAGTAAATTTTACACAGATGATTATAAAGTTAAAAGAACTTTAGTTAGAAAAAAAGTAGTATAAGGAGTTAATATGGAAGACGAATTTGGAGAAGGTATAGGTAATCCTTTTGATACACCTATTCCTGGTCAATCACTAACAGACACCCCAGGTAATTATCCTTGGGAACATCCACCACAATATCCAACTATGGAAGAAGCTACAGAATATTTGTGGACAAAAATGACAGAACCAGAAAGAGCAGAACAAATAATTGCTATGCTAGATGCTGGTGTTCCAGTTGAGACAATAGCTAGAACTGCTTTGTTTGGTGGATTTTTAAATGGTAGATTTACTCCAGATGTAGCTTTCACAATAGCAGAACCTGTTATGAAAATGATTGCAACTATAGGGGTAGTAGCAGAAGTACCTAATATTAAAATGTCACAAGATGATGTAACAAATAAACAAGATATTAAATCTGCAGTGCAATTAAATATACAAGCTAAAAAAACAGCAAAAGAATTACAAGAAGAAATAAAAGAAAGTAAAGGTTTAATGTCTAAACCTAAAACAGAGGAGTCTAAATAATGGCTATAGATTTTGGTAGAGCAGCTAGGGGTATAGCAACAGGATATATATCTGAAGTAATAAGGGATCGTAGACAGGCAGATCAAGAAAAATATGAAAATCTTCAGTATGCAAAAAGACAATATTTTGAAGTTGATAAACCTGCATTTATAAAACAAGAAGAAGAAAGACAAAATAATTATAATTTTATGTCTAGCTCATTATCTCCTATAATAGCTAATTATGGAGATGCAATAGGTGCAACAGCAAATGCTGCCTCAACACGATTATTTATAAAACAAATTGGTGATTTAAGTAATGAAGATCAATATAGAATACAAAGCACATTTGTTGATAGAAAAAAAGGTAGAATTAAATCCTTTAATGAAAGAACTAAAGAGGTAAGAGAGTCACTTGTAAATCTGCCAGGTGGTCCTGGATCTATGAATATGATGAATTATTTTTTTCCTAATGAAGGAGAAGATCCAGCTGAAGTGGGCATAAATCCAAGCCAATCTATGGAGACTGAAACTGTAAGCACAAGTGAAATACCTATGATGCCGACTAAATCTATAATGGATATTGAAGGAACTACAAATGTAGGTTTATATTCTAATAGGGATGATAAAGTATCACTTGAAAATAATGCACGTTTATTATTTTTTGGAACTGAAACTAGACCAACATCTGGTAGATTAAAAGATAGTTATTCTCAAGATTATGATCCAGAAATACATGGACCAAGTAAAGAAATGTATGGATTTAGAAAATATTTTGAGAGTGAATATTTACCTAGAAAAGGTATAACCTATGACTTACCATCTGTCTATAATAAAAAAAAAGCAGAAGTAAATGATGGTCAAAAATTTGATAGCTCTAATCAACAAGTAGACATGGGTGATAGAACTCAACAAATACAAGCAATAGATACTTCTACTACTTTTAATTATCAAGGTAAAAATTATTTTATACCAGAAAGATTTAAAGGTCAAAGTTTAACTGAAAGTATTAAAAAATCAAAATGACCCTAGAGTAACACTGGCTCAAAACGCTATAAATCAAGCAAGAGCACAAGGTGATGAAGATGCTGTTGAAGCAATAAAAGATCAATTAAGAAAAGATTTAGGTATATCAAATTTAAGTGAACTAATAAAATAGTTTAATGGATAATCCATACAATAAATTTTTAAAACAGCAAAATATTGTTCAAGAAGAGCAATCTGATAATCCTTATAGTCAATTTCTTAATGCTGAAGATCGTGGA